TGATGAACAAAATGATGATGATGATGATGAAAATGGATGCCATGATGCTGAACAAAATCATGCTGATGAAAATGGATGACACGATGATGAACAAAATGATGATGATGAAAATGGATGACACGATGATGAATCGAATGTGTGATAAGGATGACATGATGAAAGTTATGGAAGAAAGTAAATAACTTTGTATATACAACGCATTAAATAATAATGAGATCGTTCGTCTTATCAAATAGGCGAACGATTTTTTTATTATTTAAATTATAAATCATATAATTCTTATTTGTAAAGTTTAAATTTGATGAGGTGAGCATAAAGTGAGGATGGTTGCAGGAAAGGTTAGAATGATGTGTTTGCAGGAACTCTATTGTGATAGGTGTAAATATAAACCATATTTGTCGAGTCATTGTAAGGAAGAATGCGAAATAGGAAGGGAATTAGCTATATTAGATAAAAAAAGGTGTAAAGGTAGATTGTTAAGAAGGAGGTCTTTAGAAGAGGAATGGGATGAAAAATGCAAACAGGCAATGATATTATTCGATCAAGGGATGGAATATCCGGATATCGCGAAGCAGGTAGGGTGCCATGTTAGTACTCTATACAAAGAACTTCAGAAAAGAAAATTATTGAAGTTCCCAGAATGATTTGAACAAAGGGTTAGAGACCGATAGAACAAATTGTGGCAGAGTCGTGACCGCTTTTTGGCAGGAAATGTGCCGGTTGTTTTGGAATTTTCGTGTTATATTTGTATTGTGAGAAGTGGCGGAAAACACAACTTACAGTCTTTATAATTCGATTTCTAAACGGTCCATATTGGCGGCATACAAAATCCGAAACCAGCAGATGGTAATGATTGAATGATACCGTTATTAAGGAGAGCTTTTGCTCTTCTTTGAGCTAGCAACATCTTAGGTAGATGGAATGAGAGGGACCTGATAAGTTTGCCGATAGTGTCTGTCGTGGTTGTTAGCTGAAAGAAGAATAAAACTTCACATACCGTAATTGAAAAATAAATAAGTAAATGATAGCAAAGCATCCATTCGGGTGCTTTTTATATTTTAAGGAGGCGAAAAGACATGCTATTTTTCAAAAAAAAGAAAAAGAAGAAGGCAGTTACTCAAAGTAATACAAAAAAGAATAGTGGAAGTACAAATAATGATTTGTTAATCGACACGATGACAGCAAGTGCAATAAACTCTAGTTCAGATTATGGTGGCTATGATAGTAGTCATTCATCTTCATGTTCGTCGTATGATTCAGGAAGTTCATTTGATAGTTCGTCAAGCTGTGATTGATTAAGTAGCGGAATATTTGCTTTTTGAGGGAGGAGGAAAAGAGATGACTAATGTAAATGAGCTGATTGGGCAGACAGGTCAAATTATTCGTAACGTTGAGGTTATTGATGCTAAGGAATCTACAGTTGGTGGCACTCAATCAATCGACATTCGAGTAAGTGATAACATGGGGGAAGTTTATTGGACGTCTTTAGAAAACGTGGAATTAGATTAAGAAAGCCAAGGAGGATGAATGATGGAATCTATAACAAAAATAATTGCTGATTTAGAAAGAAGAGTTAACGATTTACAAAGAGATAATGATGGTCTGAAACAAGTATTAATGGGTGTTTCACCTAAGGTAGAAGCGTTGTATAGAAAGGTTGATATGTTAGAAGAAGCGTTAGCGAATAAAAGTTGATATTCAATACCAGAAAAAGAAGATTGAGAAATATGGATAGGCAGATGGAAGGAGTGAGATAGATGAACAGCGTTTTAAACGGTAAGATTGCTGCACTCGGTCTTAAACCTATTGATAAGAAGGCATATATCAAATACCTTAAACCTCTTGAGAAAGCACATAAGAAATCTGGAATAGATGTTCAATATTATAAGTTGTATGGCGAAAAACCTATGTTTTATTCTGTGGAATACCTGAAGCAAACGCCAATAAAAGACTTATTGGAAAGAGATAAAGGTACTAAAGAAAGTTTGGTAAAGACAGACTGAACACATTGAGAGTAAGGGGTGAGGATATATGCGTTTAACTAAACTTGAGAAGGCAATTGTTATTGGTACAATCCTTTCTGCTATCAAAGCGAAAGAACTTAAAGAGTATGTTGATGTGGAGAAGTTACCACAAGTAATTAAAGAAGTAGAAGCATTGGCTGATAAGACAACAAGAAAGGTAAAGAAGGAAGCTGATATAAGTTTAATTAGTAAGCTTATCGATTCTTTCTTAGAAGAAAGTAAGGAGTGATATAGATGTTATGGCTATTAGCTTACCTTATTATAGGTATGGTATACGTTTCTTTTGGGATGCATGCGAATCTACGTAGGATGTTAAAAGAAGATAAAGGTAATCCGAATAAGGAAATGATCACAATCGTGGTAATGTTATTTCTTATTTGTATCTTTACACCTGTTTGGCCAGCATTAGTAACAATGAGGATTGCTGGTATGTTTCATAAGAAGAAAGAGAATGAGAAGTAACTATGAAAGAATACAAAACCAAACAACAGAAGCGTAAGTTCTATGATAGTGGTGAGTGGAAGAGTATACGAGAACAAGTAAAGAAGCGTGATAACTATGAATGCCAAGAGTGTAAGCGCAACGGTCGCGTTCAAACTGATACCAATGAGTATAGTGAAAGTGCAAAGCGTAAGAAGATACAACTCGTTGTCCATCATATAAAAGAGCTAGAACATCATCCTGATCTTGCATTAGACATAGATAACCTTGAAACAGTCTGTGTGAATTGCCATAACAAAGAACATGGAAGAATGTACGAAAAGAAACAAAGTAAATGGGAACATGATGAGAAATGGTGAAAATAGAACAAAAATAACACCCCCCATTCGAGGATTGGGCTTTTTATCGTCTAAGGGGCACCGGAGGAGGGGGTCGATTTTTTAAATTTATAAGCAAATTCGCGCGTTATATCAAATTGGAAAACGATGTAAATCAGAAGGGAGGGATATTGTGGCTAGAGTGAAGCGCGAAACAATGAGAAAAAGGATTGAAAAGGATCTAACAAATCAATTGAAAGAAAAAAGGATTGTAGGTAATCATTATACTGACTTAATTCAAGACTATTTATCGTTGTGGGATTTAAAGTGTATTCTTGTTGATGATATTGAAAAAACAGGAATAAAAGTGTCTGGCATGCATGGTCCGAAATCCAATCCTTCTATTAATGATTTACATAAAACTAACGATCGAATGATAAAGATTTTAGATGCACTTGGATTAGAAGCATCGGCAGAAGAAAAGAAAGTCCCTTCAAAACCTGTGCGCTCTGCCAGAGATTTAACATGATCCAAAATAAATATGTAACTGAATATATTGAAATGTATCGAGTGGGGAAAATTAAGCTAAATAAAGAGCGCATAATGCTAATGGAGTACCTGGAAAAATACATCTTAATACGTGATGATTTGTATTTTGATAATGAGATGCATGAGGATTATATCAAGTTTACAGAGAAATGGTATTTTGAGTTGCAGCCATTCCAAAAATTTTTAACAGCTTTTAATTTTTTATTTTACAAGGAAGATGATTCTGTTTTTTATGAGCAATTTCTTATTATGATGGCTCGTGGTGGTGGTAAAAATGGTTTGATTTCATCTTTATGTCATTTCTTTATTAGTCCGTTGCATGGAATAGATCGGTACAATGTTTCGATTGTAGCAAACAATGAGAAACAAGCAAAAGTATCATTTCGTGAAGTGTATGATGCGATTAAAGGAAAAGAAATACTAGAAGATATGTTTTATCGAACGAAGGTAGAGATACTGAGTAACGATACTCAAAGCATTATGCAATACCATACATCTAATGCGAGTTCAAAAGATGGTCTTCGTGATGGTTGTGTTATTTATGACGAAATACATCAATATGAAAATTTTGATGTTGTAAATGTATTCTCTAGTGGACTTGGAAAAGTACCGAATGCTAGAGAATTTTTTATTGGTACAGATGGTTTTGTTCGTGATGGATTCTTGGACAAGACGAAAGAAAGAGCAATGAATATTTTGAAAGGTGAAGAGTTAGACGATCCATTATTTCCGTTTATTTGCAAAATCGATAATCCAGAAGAAATTGATAATCCTGATGTATGGGAAAAAGCGAATCCGATGTTTAGCGGGCCGAGAAGTTCGTATGCTAAGCAATTATTTAAAAAGGTATTAACTCAATATAAACAATTAGAAAATAATCCATCCAACCGTGAAGAATTCATAACAAAACGTATGAACTACCCAGAAACAGATTTGACAAAGTCCGTTGCTCCGTGGGAAGAAATACTACGAACAGGTTTTGAAGAAGATGGAGAAACACTTAGGGAAGTTCCAGATTTAAGACACAAAACAGCTGTGGGCGGACTCGACTTCGCCAGCATCAAGGACTTTGCATCAGTTGGGCTATTGTTCAAGAATGGTGAGAATTATATTTGGAAATCACATTCCTTTGTAAGAAAAGGATTTTTGGACAAAGTGAAATTAAAAGTACCTATTAATGAATGGGAAGAACAAGGATTGCTTACTATTTTAGATGAGCCAGTCATTAATATCTCTCATATTGTAGACTGGTTTGTAAAAATGCGTGAGATATACGGAGTTAACACAATAGTAGCTGATACTTTCCGTCTTGATCTTGTTAAAACAGCACTTGAAGCTGAAGGTTTCATATTGTTATATATTCGTAATCCGAAAGCTATTCATTCTTTATTAGCACCAAGGGTCGAAACGTTATTTGCAAACAATCGCATTATTTTTGGTGATAATCCATTAATGCGTTGGTACACAAATAATGTCTACGTTCACATCAAAAAAGACGGCAACAAAGAATATCTAAAAAAAGATGAATTTAAGCGCAAAACAGATGGATTTCAAGCTTTTATCCATGCATTATGGCAAGCGGATAACATTCTCGTGGATGAATTCGACTTTATGCTAGATGGTATTAAATTCTAATAAAGGAGGTGATAATCATTGGATGGCTAGATTCAGTATTTAAAAGAAATAGTGAAGTAGGCTTTATGTTTGATATAGAAATGTTTATAGAAAAAGCAAATCGAATCCACATGAAACGGCTTGCTATTGATACTTGTATTTCTTTTTTGGGTCGAACTATTAGTCAGTCAGAATTTAGAGTGAGAAATGGTAAAGAATTTGAAAAAAACGAACTCTATTATCGATTAAATGTTAGACCAAATAAGAATATGACAGCAAGCACCTTTTGGGAAAAGTATATTTACAAACTTATTTATGATAACGAATCTTTAATTATACAAACTGATGATGGTGATTTACTAATTGCGGATGATTTTGAGCATAATGAATATGCCGTTTTTGAAGATACTTTTACAAATGTTGTCGTAAAAGATTATCAATTTAAGAGAAGTTTTAAACAAAGTGAAGTTATTCATTTAAAATATCGGAATGATAAGTTAATACCGTTAATCGATGGGCTGTTTGCTGACTATGGTGATTTGTTCGGCAGGATATTAAATTCTCAAAAACGGAAAAATCAAATTCGTGGAACTGTTGATATGGATATGGTTGCAGCAAAAAGTGAAAAGCATCAAGCAAAACTACAAGAATTCATTGATAACATGTATAAAGCAATTGGAGAGAAAGACGTTGCTATAATTCCACAACAACCCGGATTCAAATACGCTGAAACATCAAGTGGTGGAAATTCTGGTCAAAGTGTCGATGAAATAAACAAAGTAACAAACGGTTTTCTTAATCAAGTTGCAATGACTATTGGTATTCCAACGGCTTTGTTATATGGGGAAATGGCTGATGTAGAAAAGCAAACAAAAAATTACATGCTTTTCACAGTAAACCCGTTATTAAAAAAGATTGCAGACGAAGGAAATGTAAAATTCTTTGAACAAAATGAATATCTTGAAGGGCAAAAAATTGAAATTAAAGCCGTTTCGTATCAAAGTATTTTTGATCTTGCAACAAGCATTGATAAGCTTATTTCTTCAAGTGCATTTACAGGAAATGAAATCCGATTAGAAGTAGGATATGAAGTTTCTGATGATCCTAACTTAAATACACATCATATTACGAAAAACTATACGAAACTAACCGAATCTGAAGGAGGCGAGAAAACAAATGAAACAGATGAAACGTAAATTTGGTTTTAAGAATCAAAAATACAATGAGCAGTTAGCAAACATCCCACATAATTTTGCAGTAGTCCATGATGAAGATAATGGAGTTAGTGAATTGACGATTTACGGAGATATTGGTGAATCGTGGTGGTGGGAGTCTACTTCTGCAGCTGATATTGATAATGCTTTGAAAGCAGCAGGAAATAACGATGTAGTTATTCATCTTAATTCCCCTGGTGGCAGTGCTTTTGATGGGATTGCTATATACAATCGTCTAAAGTCGCATAAAGGAAAGGTTAAAGTCCATGTAGATGGATGGGCTTGTTCAGCGGCATCTGTAATAGCGATGGCAGCAGATGAGTTAATAATGGGAGCGGGTTCAATGATGATGATCCATGAGGCTTCGACAATTGTGTGGGGCAGTAAAACACTTATGCGAAAAGAAGCTGATATGCTCGAAAAATTAGAAGATGGCATCATTGATATTTACATGACTCGTGCAAATGTCGAGCGAGAAGAAATCCGCAATATGGTAAATGAAGAGACATGGTTTAGCGCAAATGAAGCAGTCGAAATTGGCTTTGCTACTTCTACTGCAACAACTGTGGAAGACAACACGAATGAGGAGCTCGCACAATTAAAAGCTCAAATGCGATCCATGCAAAATGAATTAAATCAATATAAGAATCAATCAAGAGAGCCTAGTCCTACAGCTGTAAAAAACAGCGGGATTAAAGGGCTCTTTTTAAAATTATAAAAACTGGGGGAAACACATAATGGTCATTACATTTAATAAATCAGAAGCGTTTACTAAGGCAAAAGCAAAATTAACAAATACTCTAACTAATGCTGAAAGTACAGAAAAGGAGCAAACAACAGCTTTTGAAAATTTCTTTGATGCATTACAAACAGATGTAGCAAATACAGTTCGTGAGCAAGTGAATAATGATATGCTTGATCGTTCAATTTTACAACAACGTGGTCAAAACGTTTTAACTTCAGCAGAAACAAAATTCTTTAATACTGTTGTAAAAGAAGGTGGATTTACGGACGGTGAAATTCTTCCTGTAACGACACAAGAGCGTGTATTTGAAGATTTAGTTACAGAACATCCGTTATTGGCTGAAATTGGTCTGCAGGATTTAGGAGCTGTTACGAAATTTATCTATTCTGATGCGACGAAAGCCTATGTATGGGGCGAGTTATTCGGCGAAATTCGTGGGCAAATTGATGCTATCTTTAAACAAGAAAAAATTGGACAACTTAAATTAACAGCATTTGCAGCAATTCCGAATGATATGAGAGAACTTGGACCAGAATGGGTTGAACGTTATGTTCGAACTGTTTTAGTAGAAACATATTCTGTTGGTCTAGAATTTGGTTTCATTAATGGCGGTGGTTCAGTCGCACATCAACCAGTTGGTTTAATGAAGGATGTAAACCCAGAGACAGGCGCAGTTACTGATAAAAAATCTTCTGGTAAATTAACATTTGCTCCATCTGAAAAGGGCGAAATCGTAGCTGGAGAACTCTATGAAGTAGTAAAAGCGTTATCTGTTGATGCAAAAGGCAAATCAAGAAAGGTATTAAACAAAATTGTAATGGTTGTTAACCCAATTGATGCAATTGGCGTACAAGCACGTAATACAATTCAAACTCCAACGGGTCAATGGGTTATGGCATTACCTTATAACATTAAACCTGTAGAATGTGAAGAAGTTCCAGTCGGTAAGGCATTATTCTTTGTAAAAGAACAATATATTGCTGCTATTGCAGGAGGATATAAATTAAAAGAATTTGATCAAACGTTAGCTTTCGAAGATGCTACTCTTTATACAATTAAACAATTTGCTAACGGGAAACCGAAAGATAACAAAGCGGCTCTTGTTTATGATTTAGATATTTCATTTGCGCCACCTGCAGAAACAAAAACTAAATAAAGGGTGAAGCGAATGAACAACGCAACAATTTCAGTTGAAACATTGCAGGAATTCAAAGATAGGATGCACTTAGGTGATGAGGAAGACGATAACTTAAAGCGCATTCTATCAACGTCTAATAAAGCATTATTAAGAGTTTGTGGTGATTATGATATTGACAATGACGAGGAGTTCAAAGAATTAGTCTTTGAACGTTCTCGTTATGTTTATAATGATGCCCTAGAGTATTTTGATAAGAATTTTTTAAGTCAAATTAATAGTTTAGGCATTGATAAAGCATTAGAAGAAATCAAATTGGACGGTGATTAATATGCGTCCTTTTCAGTATAAAAAACCTTTAAATACAGGTGATTTTCGCAATCGAATTATCATCGAACAACCTGTAGTAATAAAAGATGAATTAAATCAGCCGATTGAAACAGATTGGCCAGAAGTAAAAAAAGCATGGGCGATGATAAAAACGGTAAAAGGTTCTGAGTATATTGAGGCTTCAGCTTCACAAGCTACTCGGATTTATCGTTTTGTAATCCCTTATACATCGGGAATTACAGAAGAAATGCGGATCAAAATGAAGAATCGTATTTTCGATATTATCGAACCGCCAATGAATGATGATGAAATGTATCAAACATTGACCATTATCGCAAAGGAGCATGTTTAATATGAATGATTTCGAGGTGAAAACGAATGTCTATTCAAATTGGTAGACTAACAGATGAAATCACAAACCAATTGAGAAGATATTCGCAGGTAGTTAATGAAGACGTTGAACAAATCACAGATGAATTGACTACTGAGGGTGTTGAAAAAATTAAAAATAATATTAGAAGTAAAAAACTTATACGATCAGGTGGATATGTAAAAGGGTGGACAAGAAAAAAGGTTGGTAAGAGCATATTTATCCATAATAGAACGGATTATAGGTTAACGCATTTACTTGAAAATGGTCATGCTATGGCGAATGGTGGTAGAGTATTTGGAACGCCTCATATTCGTCCTGTAGAAGAGTGGATGGTGACGGAATATGAAAAACGTATAGAGAAGGCGATTGAAAAATGACATTAGGTGAATTAACAAAAATTCTTGAAGCTACAGGTTATCCTGTGGCTTATTCGCATTTCACAGCAACACCAACTAATCCGGTTCCAGCGCCACCGTATATTTGTTTTCTTGTGGACGGTTCAGCAAATTTAATGGCTGATAACAAGGTCTATCACAAGATAAATGATTTAAATATAGAACTTTATACAACTAATAAAGATTTAGTTGCGGAAGCCAAGCTTGAAAAGGTCCTAGACGATCATGAAATACCTTATGAATCGTATGGGATTTTTATTGAATCTGAAAAATTATTTCAAAAAACATATGAAACGAGGTTGTTGTAAATGAATGAAAATAAGGTAACATTTGGTTTGAAAAATGTACATTACGTGCCATTTGATAGTAAGGATTTCTTAGTTACATTTGGGACACCAATTCCATTACCTGGTGGAGTCGAACTAACTTTTGAGCCACGTGGTGATTTAATTGAATTTTATGCAGATGACATGCTTTATTACGCGGCAAGTAATAACCAGGGGTACGATGGAACATTAAGTATTGCTACTATCCCAGAAAAGTTTGCTATTGATGCACTTGGTGAGGAATTAGACGAAACAGATGGTGTATTAAATGAATTGGCTGATGCAAAAGGAAAACCATTCGCATTATTATTTGAGTTTGATGGTGATGTTAATGCAACTCGACATGTTATGTATAACTGTTCAGCAAGTCGTCCAACACTTGCATCTAAAACAAAAACAAGTTCTGCTGAACCAAATACAAATGAATTAAAGTTTGTTTCTAGCCCAATTGTTTTAGCACCTGGTGGAAGACCAATGGTTAAAACGAAAACGACTGCTAAAACAACACAAGCAATTTATAACGACTGGTACAAAAAAGTATATGTAAAAACACCGGCAGCACCAAAAGGAGCG